GTTTACAACGAGGGGATGCGTGAGTGTATTAAGTATGGGATGCTTACGTTCAAGTGCCCTTGGGAGAATAAAACACGCGATTTTCTTATTCCTGGCGGTGATGGGACAGGCTCGTCGAAGGATTTCATTACAAAGACTATCTACGAAGGTCCGAGGCCTGAGAAGCTTCCTTTCAGTTCCTTTTACTTCCCCATTGCAGCGAAGCGTTTGGAGGACATGGATATCAAATGTCACAAGCGCACTATGACGGAGTATGATCTACTCGAACGTAAGTTCGCGAAACTCTACAACGCAGAGGCTGTCGATGAAATCATGAAGTCTCCCGACAGAACCTCACCGACAAATGAGCAAATAGAAAAGGAGCAGACGCTCGGAGCTAAGACTGAGGCGTCCTATGGACACCGCGAATGGGACATTTGGGAGTGCTTCGTCACTTGGCGTTATAATGACGAGGCTTATGCTCCCCGCATGATAGTCTCGTATCATGAGAAGAGTGACAAGATTGCTCGTGTAGCCTGGGATAACTTCGAGAAAGAATGGTTCGTCGGCGCGAGGATGGCTCATCGCGACGATATGTATCCCGGCTACGGCTTCGCTGAGATTCTCTGGATGTTTCAGGAAGGCGCTTCAGAGACGTACAATGGCTATCGAGACAATCAAACGGTTGCAAATACGAGAGTCTGGAGAGTTCATCCAGACTCCAAGCTTCATCAAGGATATCGGATATATCCGAGCGCAATGCTTCCTGCGGACAAAGACGAAATTGAGGCGCTCGCTCACGGTGATGTGTCGAACATCAACCTTGATGAACTTCGGCTGTTGCTTGAACTCGCAGAGCGTCGTAGTGGAGTTTCTCCGCCACAGCAGGGAATGGGTGCAGGAACGATGACAGGGAAGCGAGGCATCTACTCAGCGATGGGTACGCTCTCGCTTTTGCAGGAAGGTAACTCGCGTAAGGACCTAAATGTCTCTGACATGAGAGATGCTCATGTGCGGTTGATGAGGCTTATTAGTTATCAGTATAGTATCTTTGGTCGTGAGAGCAAATTCCATGAATCACGTCTTGGACTTTTTGGAGCGAAAGCTTTAGCGATTAAAGAAGCTCTTGATCTCATTGCAACGCGCAAGATTGGTCTTCCTGTCTATTCCTCGACCGCGTCGATCAACCGAGAGGTTGAGAAGCAGAACGATGTTATGATAAGTCAAGTAATGGCTCGTCATTATCAGATGATCGCTCAGCTCCTTGGCTCAATGCAATCCGTCATGACGCCTCCGCAGGTTAAGGAATACTTCGCTGAGGTTGTTGTTTCTTCTAACGTCTTGATGAAAAAGCTCTTGAAGCATTTTGGTTACGACGAAGTCGATCGGCTCGTCCCCGATCCGACGAAAGGAAAGTTCAATGGTCAGCCCCAAGGAGCGTCTCCTGATGCACGCGGCGGGAATGATTCGATGGCTGGAGGCTCCGGAGGGGAAACTATTCAGTGAGTGGCTTGAGGATGTTCGACTTCGTGAAAATAAAAAATTGATGGAGTCTGAGAAACAAGAACTTGTTTTTAGAGCTCAAGGTAGTGTCGGAGTTATCGATCTTATAAAAAGCCTCAAGGGAGATCTAAAAGGCTACGAAAAAGACTTGCGAGAAGGAAAAGTTCAACCGATAAGGGAGGTCAGTTAAGATGGGATGGTTAGATAAAATCAATGCAAAGAAGAAAGACGAAGTCCCCGCGATGTTCAAGGACAAGTCTGACGATGATATCTTGAAGATGCTTCAAGAGGCCTCGAAGGACAAACAGCGCGTCGGAGAGCTCGAGGCTCGAGTTGCAGAGCAAGACTCTACGGTCGCGACGATCAAAACTGAATTTGCGGCTGTGAAGGAGCGTCTTGTCGCTGCTGAAGCGAGAGCTACGCCTCCTCCGAGGAAGGAAGAGGATGATGGATCGAACGATGACTTCGTCACGAATCCTGATGGCTCTTTCGGAAAGCGCATTGGCCCTTACGCGAATCTGACGATTCAGACCTCGGCTCTGACAGCTCGGATGCTTGCTCAACAACAGCTTAATAATCAAGACCTTGCCTCCAATGGTAAGACGATGGATGGGCGGTTGTTCCAGGCGTGGTCTACGGAAATCGACAGCGAGTCGAAGAAGTACCCTGCAATTCAGCTCACCAAAACTGAGGCTTGGATCGGTATCTACCTCTACCTCAAGGGACTGCACGCGGATGAGCTCCGCGATCCTGAGATTCGTAAGAAGAAGTACAACTTCCTCGAGCCAGCGGCTACGAGTCAGGGAACTCGTCAAGCAGACGAGCCAAAGAAAGAGGGAGCTGAGTCCCTCACCGACGCCGAGAAACACGTGGCTGACAAAATGCACGTCAGCTATGCGGATTACGCGAAGCGTAAAGCCGCGATGCAGATGTCAGCTTAGGAGACGATAATGGCTGATCCTACGATTACGTCAAAGAATTTACCGCCAGCGCATCAACCGAGTGCAATTCCTCCAGGGAGGAGTTCGACCCCACCGACTCCTCCCATCTCGGTCGAGGTTCAGGTTCCCTACGACCAGATCGAAGCGAAGCCACTTCGAGCGCCTAGCTTTGCTACTTTGTATCCGAAGAATCCAAATATCTGCTTGTACTTCGGAAACAGAGCCGTCGGCGAGAAAGAATCAGGACTCCGATACGACCAACTCATCGCGATGGGTTTCGTCGCGGCGAAGCCTGAGGATGTCTATACCATCAACCCCGAGACGGGAGCAAAGCTTCAATGTCCACCGTCGATCGTCAGAGAGGGTCGAATCCTCTACGGAGATTTGATTCTTCTCAAGATTGGACGAGCTGAGTATCTTGGAGCTTTGAAGTGGAATGAGCAGAATGCTCAGCGTCGAGTCCGGCGTTTCGGTACGGTGCAGTCGACTCCTGGTGGAACTGATGTCAAAACTGATGGTGGTCGTGGAAATTCAGGAAGTGCTTTTACGGGGATTCCTCAGAGGATTAACACTCGTGAGGGACGTACAGGAACAGTTACGGCGTACATTCCTCCTATTGCGGAGTCTGACGTTCGCACAGCAGACAATTCTGGAATCCCTGCTTCGGTAAATCTGGCAGATTCCGACTCGGTCAAAACAGCGCTTCGCGATCGACACGAGTAAACAAAGTTTTGCGATACGAAGCCCCGTTCGCAAATGTTAAGAAAGTTAATAGAAAGGAGAAAAAGTGGCTTCAGCTGAGATTCACTCAGTACAGACAATTTCTGGAAATCAACCCAGAATGCGTCGAATCATCGAAGAAGCCGGGCAGACGTTCCTTCCAGGAACTCCTGTTCAGATAGCAGCGGACGGGGGAGTAAAGGCTTGGGATGGAACAACGATCGCGCTCGGTATCGCCGGCTTCTCGAAGGAGGCGGGGAATAATCTTGCTGCTTTGGGTGTTATACCAACAGCAGCGGTGAATCCAACTCCGCAGCCTTCATCTGGCTCGGTTCCCTTCGAGTCTTCGGCAGTCAGTATCACGCGACCCTTCTTCAGAGACGGTCGTCAGGGTATTGAGACTCCGGAGGCGGACACAGTTTTCCTCGGCCAAGTTGGACCTGCTCAGACGGCTCTTGCCTCTGACGTTGGGAAACAATACGGCATGACTATCGACGCCGATAACCATTGGTTTGTCGATAAGACTAAAACGGGAGCTTCGGCCGTCCTTCAGATTACGAAGCTTGACCCCAATGATCAATCTGCAACTCCGCGCGGTGTTTACTTCACGGTAATGCCAGCGTCGGCGCAGATTACAGGATAAGGAGCTATCGAACATGACAATGGTTCGCGGGCAGTTCGCACAACTGATGGCTCCTGGTCTGCACGATGAGTTTTTACATTGGGTAGACCTTCTACAACGCGACGAGGAGTATTCGCATATATTCCACGTCGAAACATCGAAGATGGCGTACGAAGACGAAGTCGAGTTCGCCGGCCTGCCTCCACTCGTGGAGAAGCCAGAAGGCGAAGCGATTTCATACAGCGACGCTGTCCAGGGTGGTTCGAAGCGGTATTTGCATCTGACCTACGGTCTTGGTGTTCGTGCATCTTTTGAACTGTACGAAGATGATCAGTACAACGTCATCAACCAAGTGCCGAAGGCTCTTGCACGTTCCGCTCACTTCGTGAAGGAGCAACAGAGCTTCAATGTCCTCAACTTGGGTTTTACGACTGTTACTACTACGGATGGCCTCAGCCTGTTCAACACGTCCCATCCCTTGCTCGGCGGTCCTGCTGCCACTTCTGTCGCGCCTGGGATTGCAAACATCATCGCCTCCGCTGGGACCTACCCAAATCGTCCCACGGTGGATGTTGACTTATCCTTTACCGCCATTCAACTGATGGTCAACTTCTTTGAGCGTTTACCTGACAGCCAAGGCTTACCAATCACGATCAAGCCTCGCACGGTCGTGATTCCACCCGAGCTGAAATGGATCGCTCGAGAAATCCTCGGCTCGCCTCACAAGCCGTATACGTCAGATAACGAAATCAACGCGATCCTCGCAGAGGATTTGCAGTACTTCGTTTGTCACTATCTGACGAGTCAATCGGCTTGGTTCGTTCTGGCCGACAAGCCGTCACATCGTTTGAAGTACTTCGTTCGGCATGAGCTTGACGAGGACTTCGCCGATGACTTCGACACACGGTCAATCAAGCAGGTCTCGTTCATGCGCATCAGCGTGGGCGCGACGGTTTGGGAAGGAACCTTCGGCAGTAACGGTCCTTAGACTAGAAGAGAGTCGAAATGCCGATAGCACAGTCTGTACTCCGCAAGCTGCATGAGATGAAGATTGAATCTGTCGACGATCCTTCGTCACGATTCAGTTTTAAGTTCTCGTGTGGCTGCGGAGTACAAGGCTTGTTTTATACGAAGGAAGAGGCTGAGAAGTATCAGCACTTTCATAAGATACGGCAGGGAATCATTGATGCCGAATCAAGCGCATAGCGGAATACATGGTGATCCTTGGCATCGCTGTGATATCTGCGGATGGGAGTACCACGTCTCACAGCTAAGGCGTCAGCCAGGGCTTCGTAGAGGATTACTCGTTTGCCCAAAGTGTTATGACGATCCTCTTACATTTAATCGAGATTATTTAATTCAGGAGGCTTTGTCGCAGTCGGCCGATCAGGAAATGGCGGTTGCAGATATCCTTCAACAACCTGTCAATACTGAAGACGACGAGCGTTAATTTTAGGTGCTCTGTTCCTTTCTGAGTAGGGGCTGCTCGGCAAAGGGGATGACCTCCATGCAGAGCACCAAGGATTCGTAAGACTCGAGCTAGAAGCTGGTGCAACGCCAGACTCGACCCAAGGAGGGTCGTAGAGATGCCACATACAGAGAGTAGATATCAACAAGATTTAGGTTTTACGGACGGTCGTATCTTCATCGGACCTGGAGATATTGCTGTCGACGTTGTTGCTCAAGTGTCAGCGGTCTCAGGAACAAGGAACGCCGCCGGCGATTGGTCGATTAATCACGTCGCAGCCGCGAATACGACTAATTATGCATTCAACCTCACGAATGTCATTCTGAGACGATCGGGTTTTGGTGAGGATATTCAAGAGCAGTTTGGTGGGACGGGCATTCCTGGCTCGGCTCAACCTCAGATTTATCGTCCTGACGTCATTCCGTCGATGAGCTCTGCTCAACAGATTCAGCCTCGGACGGCTTTGAAGCTTAAGGGTATTAAGCTTTTGAGCTTTGACGTAATCTATTTGATCACGACGGCGAACCTTGTAGCTCACACTTGCCGAGTTGATCAGACGGTTTTCGTTAACAACGTTGCGAAAGCAATCACTTCCGTCCTTGCCTCTGGTGCGAACGGCCTTCAGACCGCTACGCAAGCGAATCCTTACGTAACTAACGTTGCTTTGGCTGCTGGTCAGCAGATTTACAGAGTCGGCGTCGATACTCAGGTATGGGTTGAAATCGGCTCGCAAACAGCGGCAACATCTGTGTATCAGTTGTATGGGATTGACTGCTTAGTCGAATACAACTACAATTAGTGAAAGGAGTCGAACGTGGCGAATTTACAGTGTGTCGTTTGTGGTCGAGGTTCGACTCGAACAACTTGGAACAATCAGAATGTCTACGGAACTACTTTCGTAGCTTGTGACTTTCATTCTCAGAATGTAATCCAAGCTGCTGTCTCTAGCGGAAACCAACCCCAATCTTTAAGAGACAATATCCCAAAGACCCACAACGAGCGTTGTACGAGTTGAGGAAGGGCTTTTCTTTGGACACCTATACAAAGGATATTTTGGCTCTTGTTCAGACTCTTCTAATCGCCGCTATTGGCGGACTCGTTGGATGGTTTGCTCAAGATATGCGTAAACGAATGACGAACGTCGAGCGACGTCTCGGTCATACCGTCCGAGCGCTTTTTTATATCGTAACTGCTCCTGACGAACGTCGACGTTATCCAATCGAGTCTAGGAAGGCGATCGAAGAAGCTATGAAAGAGGTAGAGTAATGGCAAATGATATTAGCGCGAGGTCGTGGTTTATTGACACGGCGGGAGCGGGCACTTTGCTTGGCGTTGGGAACAATCAAGTCTTCGTCAAATTTATTGAAGTTTTGAATACAGACGGTGCCCATGCTACTGGTACTGTCCTTGCTGTAATTACAGACAAAAATGGGAAAGAGATAATCCGAGCTCTATCTCAATTTGCTGCAAATACTGCCGGTGAGGTTCAAACTTACAATCTTGAGAACTGGTTTGAGAACATCATTGTCTCGACCTTGTCAACAGGAACTACTTTGAGGATACATATAAAATGAACGTTGTTAGGGTCAAAGACGGTGTAGAATTCACAACGATATCTCCTGCGGGCTTCCGGCTCTTGGGAGCTATCGACAAGACTGCAACTTTGCTTGGTCTTGATCTTATGATAACCTCGGCCTGTGATGGAGCTCATAGCGGAGCCGACGACCCTCATCATCTTGGCGAAGCCTACGACGTGCGCTCACGCGACGTAGCGGACAAAGATCTTCTCCTTCGAACAGTATTGAGCCAGCTGGGGACTCCTATCCCCGCGAGTGGCGGTGGTGGAGGTTATGTCACTGCATATTTCTTTGGATGGCTTGAAGATGCTGGTAGAGAAAACGAGCATTTTCACTTCCAACGTCGCAGAGGAATGACATATCCTCCGATATTGGGAACAAGTAATCCTGAAGTTACGACATGAAAATGGATCGATTCTTAATCTTAAGCGAATGCGGCGATGGCGTCGGCTTGGCTCTTCGGCTTCGTGCAGAAGGTCACGAAGCTAAGATTAAGATATTCGATTCTCAATTTGAGAATCAAGGAAATGGGATCGTCGACTTTGCTCATGAGTATTCTTCAGGACAGACTGTCATCGCAGACGTAACCGGCTTTGGTCAAATCCTCGACCTGTTTAAGGGAGAGGGAGTTCGTACCTTCGCCGGAAGTAGCTTCGCTGACAAGCTCGAAAAGGATCGCGGCTTCTCTGAGAGTATCTTTAAGAAAGTCGACATCGAGGTTCCTGAGGCTATTTCAGCGACCTCCTGGTCTGACGCTGCGAAGGCTATTCAGAAGATTGCCTCCAAATCAGGCAAGGTCGTGGTCAAGCCTGAAGGCTCATTGAGTGGAGTTGTACCTTCGTTTGTTGCTCATGACGAAGCCGAGGCTTTGTCGATGCTTCAGCAGTTTGAAAAGGAGCATGGCTCGTCTGAGGTCGCTTTAACGATTCAAGAGTTCATCAAAGGAGTCTCTTTATCGACCGAAGGTTGGTTCAATGGCAAAGAGTGGATTGAGGGAATGTTCAATCACACGATTGAGAGAAAGCAATTCCTCAACGAGGATCTCGGACCTTCAGGAGGTTGTACCGGAAACGTCGTTTGGTCTTGTGACTCGAAAGACCCTACGGTGAGAGAAACGTTACTAAAGTTAACAGATGTTTTGCAGGAGCATGTCTATATCGGGCCTATAGACATTAACTGCGTCGTTAACAAGAGTGGTATTTATGCTCTCGAATTTACACCTCGCTTCGGCTACGATGCTTTTCCTACGCTTCTTTATAGTCTGTGCGATTTTGACTTTGGTAATTTTATCGACGATCTTACTCGTGGCGACAGCTCTGGTGAGCATCTTTTTCCGGGCTTTGCAGCCGGTGTTCGGTTGAGTTTACCTCCGTGGCCCTCTGAGCAGTTTAAGCACGACGGCGGAGTGGAGATTCGTGGTCTTGACGAGGCTTCCAAAGAATGGTTTTATCCTTTTGGGATTCAGCTTATTGAGGGAGAGCTAAGAAGCTCCCACGGCGTAGGAATACTGGGTGTTGTCAATGGTCGAGGAGATTCGATCGGAGAGGCTTTCGCACGGGCATACGACATAGTAGCTTCAGTAAGAGCTCCTGATTTGCAGTACCGAACTGATCTGGCGAAAGTCTGTTTGAAGGATTATAGAGAGCTTCAACAAATTTTGGGTGAGCATAATGGAGAATGGATCGGTGTTGACTTCGACGCAACGCTCGCGACTTACGGAGGATGGTCAGCAGAGCTTGGAGAACCAATTCAGAAAATGGTACAACGAGTTAAACGTTGGATTTCTGAAGGCAAAGAAGTTCGCCTCTTTACAGCGAGAGGATCGATCGAAGGTGAGGGAGAGTCTTCGAAATACAAACAACTCGTGAAGATGTACAACTGGCTCGAAGAGCATATTGGCGAGCCTATCGAGATTACACACGAAAAAGACCCAATGATGATTCGTCTCTATGATGACAGAGTCGTTCAAGTCGAAGCAAATGAAGGAAGCCTGGTAAACTGAGATGCCATTTCCTCCAACATTTGATAGAGCATGGGATGAAACGTTCCCACCAGATACTCAGCTCGCGAACCTGCTTGGGCAGGATATTCGCAATTTCAAGACTGACATCCGTGAGCGTTTGTCGCTTATAAGCGGAACCTTTGTGAACCGTCCATCGAATATGGACGCCATCTACGGAGGTAGCGGGTTTGGTATCCTGTATTTCTCGACCGATACCGGACAGATTTTTCAGTGGAATGGAGCGGCTTGGGTCGACGTCTCAGCTTCGCTTTCGTCTAGGCTTCTGAATGCACAAGGACCTTCAGCTGGAATTGTAGGGAATGGTGCTTTTCAGAATGTCTTTACATTTAACTTAGGAGCTAACGTTGTAGGAAACCTTCAAGGAATTAGGCTTCGTGGTGGTGCTCTTCATACTGCGGGTTCCTTCAATGGAACTTATCAGCTTCTTATAAATGGAGTTCTAATTGGGTCTGTCTATGCTGCATCTGGAGGAGGAGGACATCTTCTCGGAGGAGAGGTCTTAAATACTGGAGCAACGACAGGAGTTTTCACCTTTTTTAGTGATACTGCTCCCCCTTCGGGGAACAACTTTACGGGAACTCTCGCTGGATTGAATTGGGCGGGAGCTCAGACGCTCGCTTTCCAGTTTAATTTTCCGAATACAGACACGATTACTCCAAATTTTTGGTCCGTGGAGCTTATGTAAATGGGACAAGTTCAAGACAGAGAGCAGACTCGCTCTGAGGAGTCTTTCGAGGCCCCTATCACTGGACCTTTCGGCGGAGTTCAAAGCGAACTTCCTCTTACCGAGATTGAGTCTTACGGCTTTTCCGACGTTACTAATTTTATCCTGAGAAAAGGCTTTGCTTCTGTTCGCCCTGGATGGACAGCTTTGCCTGCGTTTCCTCTTCATCCAGGCGCTTCTATAAACGCCGTTGCTGACTTTTTTAACATCAACGGCACGCAGATTCAAGTCGTTATTACTCCAACAGAGCTTTGGCAATTTGTCGCTGGTAATTGGACGCAGATAACGGGGCCTGCTTTTACAGGCTCCGCTTCTCAGCTTTTTGCTTGGGATGCTCTCAATTATCAACTTTGTTTCTCACAAGGAGTTGACAAGCTTTTTCTTTGGGATGGAATCGCTGCTTCCTATACGCAAGTTGCAACGGCTCAGCCTCTTAAATACATAGCCGAAATCGGATTGCATCTCGTTGGAGTAAATCCAGCGACGCCTCAGCGTTATTATTGGTCAGGAATTGGCGATCCGACGGATTGGACTTCATTCAGTTCTGGTCTTAACGACGTAGTCGGAAACCTCGGTCCTATCAATGGTTTATTGAAGCTTGGACAGTATGGCTTCGGTTTTCATCAGAAGGGGATTATTCAGATTATTCCGACTGGCATCGGACTTAATCCTTTCATCTTTCCTCCAGTTGCGAATGCAAAGATTGGTCCGATAGCTCCTTACAGTCTTGCTAAGTATGACGATCAAGGTCAAGAGCTTGCTGTTTATCTCGGCTCAGACAATGTCTATGTTTTTAATCAGAGCTCGATCATCCCGATAGGGGATCAACCTATCGACGGAAGAAAGCGTCTCGGCGCTCGTTCTCGAATCCTTGCAGATGTGCAAGCCGGGAATCCTCAAACGATTTTCGGAGCTATAACCTACTCGATAAACGGACAGCCTTTCAAGGCTTACTGGCTCGCGATTCCAGGAGTAAGTGTTTGGGTCTACAACTTCGATGAAGGTAATTGGATGCGCTTCACTTACTCCAATGTTATCTCAACGATGGGGAGCTTCTTCAAGAACTCAGGAATTCGCATTATTGACCTTGTCGGTCGTATTCAGGATCAAACCTGGACTCCAGCTACTTTGAATGGAAATAACCCATTTGAGGGTTTTTTACTTGGCTTCAATAACGGCGTAGCCGGCTATGTCGATTTTACGAACTACTCTGAGTTATCTTCTCAGATAGTTTCTGGAAAACTCATTTTCGGAGATGCTCGTCATAGGCACACGACAAGAAAATATAGACTTCGTATCCTTGATCAAGGATCGACGCTCTACATACTCACTCTCATGAATGAGAAGGGACAAACTGAATCTCACGCGATCAGGCTCGGAAGCGGATCTGGAGATGTACTTTCGTACATTCAAGAATTTAATATAAGTGGACTTCGTATTCAGTGGACAGTCATAGTTCCTGCTAGCCAACCTGGAGCCGTCGTCGAATTTTCTCCTTACTATGATATTGGAGGAGAGCAAAGAGGCGGAACGATCGAGAACTGAGGTTCAGTAAATGCAAGCCGTTCCAAATCTTGATTTTACGCCATCGGATTCGAAAGACTTTGGCAAGTTCGTACAGATGCTTCAGAAAGTCTGGCGCAATCTTACGACAGTCATAAATGGAAATCTTGGCTTCGGAGACGGAACGCATTTTGACAACATTAGCGGAACTTGGGCTAATGTTGTAGCTCCGGTAGCACCAAATACGGATTTTACGATAACTCACAATTTGAATAGAATCCCTGTGGGGTACTTGATAATGCAAAAAGACAGAGCGTGCGACGTATACACAGGCAGCGTTGCAGCAACGAAAACTCAGTTAACACTTCGTGCTACAGTTGCGAGTGCAGTCTTGCGTCTTTTTATCATCGGCTTGCTTATCTCACTTTCGTGTTTGAGTACAAAGGCTCAAACGACTGTCAATCTGACAGTTCAGGATACTCCCGACAATCAGACTTGGAACAATGGCTCGTGGAGCGTTGTTATTACGACGATTCCTGGAGGAAATCCTCCAGCAGGAGCATATCAGATTCAAAGTGGTGGAGGTTCACTAGCTCCTCAAAGTGGTACTTTGAGTGGAACTGGAACGGCCTCGATGGCTCTTCCAGCGAATTCTAATATTACTCCTGCTCAAAGTATTTGGTCATTTCAGGTCTGTCCTCAAGGGACTCCTGGCCCATCTTGTTTTGTTCAACGAGTCGTTGTGGGAACGAGCTCTCCGCAAACACTCAATCTCACTCCTCCGAGTATTCGAATTGATATAAAAGTAGCAACTCCTCCCCTTGCTGCTTATGGAGATGGAGAACTTACTGGAGCATTGATAGGGTCTCAGTACTATAATACTACTACACAAACAGAAAGAGTCTGTCAAGCAATCAATGGAACTTCAGGTCTGAATTGCACAACGTGGGCAAACGCTGCTCTTGCTGGAGCAGCAGGGTCAAGTGGTCAAGCACAAGTCAATCAAAGTGGAAATATAGCTGGAGCTGGGTGTACGACTTACGACAATAAAGACACTGGCCCGACGAGACAGAACTGCAACTGGATCTCGAAAGGCCCGAATCCCTACGTGGACATCTCCGCCTTCGGCGCGCGAGCTGTAAATCCCAACACGACGCCTGCCGCGGCGGGACTCACCGCTTCCTGTACTAGCGGACAGCCAACAGTCTCGATTAGTTCTGCCAGCACATTTGTGAATGGCGACGGCGTGATTATCTACGGCTGCGGCGCTCCGCACAGCATGTCAACACCGTCTGGCGTCAGCGTGACGCCGAGCTTAGCGCTTGCGGGAACGGGAACTCTTATCGATACTCCTGGGCCGACCGGAGCAACAACTTACAACTATCAAGTCATCGCCCGAGATCGGAACGGCGGATTGACTACCGCAAGCGCGACTGCGAGTACGACGACTGGCGCGGCTTCGCTGGGAGCGCAAACAGTTAACATCACGTCCATGACAGCGTCGGGGCGGACGGTCACGGCGACGACAGCATCAGCGCACGGCTTCTTGGTCGGATGTAGCTTAGGCACTTGTGGTGAGGTATTCATCGGTGGCGGCAACGCAATCTCCGATGTGACGTTTCGTGGGTGGTTTATCGTCACTGGGGCATCGGATACGACACACTTCACATTCACGCGTCCCGGGGATACCTCTCTCGGGGCGAGCACCTCCGCGACGGGCGGAACTGCAACCTATTTCAATCTCAACAAGATTTCCTGGAGCGCGGTTACTCCGGCGAACTCGGCGGTGTATTACGGTATCTACAGCGACCGAGCGTCTGCGGGAACCTGTGCTCTTATCGGTGTGAGCAACGCTCTATCGTCTACCAGCACGCAAGACTTGTCCTTCGAGGATTTTGGCTCACCGATGATGGATAACCAGACGTTCCCAGCCATCTTCCCGACATCGTATCCCTGTGCTAGTCCGCCGGCTGCAACTAGCGACAGTCTTTCGACAACCATTTTGAGCGGGGCGGGAACGACAACCCTTACGCTAGCGAATGTCGCTGGCGCTTCCACGACAGGCGGAATCAGAATTGATACCTGTCCCGCCATCCTTGCGGCGCAGGCTTCTATTATCAGCGATTATGGAACGCTGCAAATTCCAGCGGATAGCACTCTGAACAATAACTTCGTCGTGAACTCGTGGTGCCAGATCAACGGCTCGCAAGAGGCCATCGGCCAGATGGGAGCTCTGTACCTGAACGACACCGTAGAAGTCACCGCTACGGGTAATGGAGGAGCCAAGTGGCTAGGTGATATGGCTCCGCAGCGGGGGAACGGACCATTCGTTGGGGCATGGAGCAGCCTTCCAAGGATAACCATTAATGGGGCGCATCCTGGTATTTACTTTAGCGGCTCCCAGCAAGCTCTTCATCTTGGACATGTGCAAATTGCAAGCGCGCCAAACAACGGGACTTTGGGCGTACTGGCCGATTCTGGATTTAACCAGACTTTCGACTGGGTGGATTGCGGTCCTGGCTCCGGTCTCAATGACTACATGAGTTCGTGCTTCCAGTTTCGAGCGAGCCCAGGCGGGGGAAACAGCAACGTTACACTCGACTATATTGGGCTATCACCCGGTGGCGGCGGTGACGGAGTCTCACATACCCCAACCGTATATTTTCGAGGGTCTGGAAACGTCATCATCCCACACAGTTATTCGCTGCATCGTGGGATGTTGTATTCCGGCAATTCCAGCATACAACTTGGAGTCGGGGGAGTAGCTTACATCAATGGCGGCGGGACTCCACTTTTAACAGATACGGGGTCATTTTCCAATGCAGTAATCGGTGGAGCCTTTTTGGACACCATCGCGCAACCAGTAGTAAGCAACATTATTTCCGGAGCGAATTCAAGTTCCATCCAATTTCTAAGTGGAACTCCTGTGCCATCAAGCGGCGTACCTCCTATTTCAGGAAATCCAACTAGTGTGACCGGCCTCACTACAAAAGGTCTCGCGATTCCCAGTTCAAGCGGACCAGTTCCTGGTAATTTAACAGATTCCATAATTGGATTCTCCAATAGCTACCTTCAACAGCAGCAAAACGCGGCCTTGGCAGTCGGCGTCAACTATCCGATGTTCATTCAAGGCATCGTTCCGTCTCTCAACAGTTGTCCGGTGAGCGCGGGAGGATCACTTTCTGTTGGAACGCACGTCTTTACCATCGCGCCGCTTTGGTGGAACAGCGATAATGGTAATCAGTCCAATTCTTGCACAGCAGTGACCTCTACTGGGAATCAGACCGTGACGCTCAACTGGACGCTGATTCCTGGCAATCCAAAACAGATTAGATTTTTCGACGGTCCCGGAAATCGTATCACATCACAGACCGGTCTGGCCACTGACACTTCTGCCGTTCTCACGTCTGAAACGATTGCAGGTGGGACCGCTGATTCCTACTCTGGTGGCGGCCCGACGATGCTGATGCCAGGGACGCAAGGGATTGCTTCGCCAAATTATTTAGGACCTCAATATCAACTTACGAGTTCTGGATTCACTTCTACTGATACAACCACACTGACTGCTAATCGTACAATTACTACTCCAGATGCTAGTGGATTAAAGACTATTATTCTAGGAAGTCCAACAGCATTAAATATTCCTCAATTTACAGCAACTTCGGGAACTCTTAGTGATAGTGGGGTTCCTGTAAAAGCTGTTCCTACTGTATTGTATCTACAATCTAATTATACGAACAACACAACGACTTTTAGTAATGTCGTTGGTTTGAGTTTCTCTACTCTTGGTTCTAGTTTATATAAAGTTCGTTGCGACCTTGATTATCAAACAAATGCAACAACAGCAGACATACAAATTCAATGGACAGGGCCAGGTTCTCCAAACTTTGTTACTTATGACATGATTGCAGACGTTACCGGATCGTCTTTAAGTTCTTCGGTAGCAACAGCATTCTCTACAGCTTTAGCTGGGACTGGAACTCCAACGACAGGGACAAATTTCCCATTGACTTTAACAATGACACTCAAGACTGGATTGATTTCAGGGACAGTACAGCTTCAAGCTGCGGCTACAGGCGCAGGTACAATTACTATAATCCCGGGAAGTTGTTCATTACAACAATAATAAGGAGTCATTGAATGTCGTTTCTAATTGCAGACCTCGAGAACGAAGTTATACTTCGTACCGAGAATCAAACGACTAATACAGCTCGTGCTGATATTTGGATACGTGATGCTCTTCTTGAGATTACAAGCGATCCTGATTTCAGGAATGAATTCGATCAGCTCGAGGTCTTTGGAGCTCCGTTTAATCTTTCTCCGAAGATTCAAGAATATGCCGAATCGAATCTTTTACCGACGGTATCGACAGTCAATACTGCGACGCTCGATATTTTGATATGGCAGGATCCTCCAACGAATTCGATTCGCCGAAAGTTGATGCCTTCGCATTATCAAAAAGCTGATAACTTCCAACCAACTTTCTCACTTCCGACGGAGTGGTATCGCTTCGGTTCGAGTATCGGCTTTACTCCTGTTCCTGACAAAGCCTATCAGGTTCAGACTCGGATGCTTCAACAACATCCGATTAATGACGCGAATTTGAATCAAACTGTAATCCTAATTCCTCGAGATTGGAATGAGATCCTAATCTGGGCTGCAGCTGAGCGTGGATTCATGGAGTATCTTGAGTATGAGAAGGCTGGAAAGATTCATCAGCTTCTCTATGGAGATCCAAAACATCCTGATAGGCCAGGGATTCTCGAGGGTCGAAAGAAGCGTCGTGAGATGGAAGCACACAGAACGGAAGAGGCTCTTCGACCTGTTTACAGACCTTGTATGTACGGAATGTGAGGTTTATTGTGTATCCAATTCCTAATTTCGCAAACGATCCGACTAAGGGCAGCAACATGATTAAGGCTGGCAACTTCGAATTTAATCCCGGTGTTGATTTTGGTGGAACAAACCAATGGATGAATTTTCCGTCGATGAGTTCTCCAGGCTTTCCTCAGATGCCGTCGGCAGGTGGTCCTTTGGATGTATCCTCGGCGGGAGGATCGTTAACGACGACTTCTCCAGGGATTGTTCCTCCTTCGGCTCCTTGGACGAATCCGGGAGGTACGAGCGCTCCAGGAGGAGGATTTACGGGAGGTCGTAGCCTTGCCGGTGGACCTCAAGGTGTTGGAACGACTCAGCCCTTAAAGGGAAACGCTTACAGCGTACCGACCGTTGACCCAGGTTTTACTCAAGCACTTGATGCATGGCTTCAATCGCAGCTTGGAAAAGGGGCTACGCCTTTCGATTTGTCAGCGATATTGCCCTCAACTGGGCAAGCGACGGCTCCGGGGACATTAACAGCACCAGAAAATCCTATTCTACAATCTTTACAGAATTTTTACCAGACTGGTCAAGGAGGTCCTCTTCCGGGTGTTCTACCGATGTGGCAATCTGCAATGAAGTCGATGCAGATTCCTATTGAGCAACAGCTTGCAAATATCAAAGAGCAATTTGGTTCTCGAGGAGCTCTTGGCTCTAGCGAGATGGCAAGCGCTCTCGAAACTTTTGGTGCTCAGACAGCGGCGGATCAAGAAAATCTGCTCGGACAGCTGACGCTTCAGGCTCTGCCTGGAATGGAGAATTTTGGCGAGAATCTCCAACAGCTTGATCAATCTTCGATTAATAATCTGTTGCAAGAGTTTATCAGAACGAGGCCTGAGAGTAGTCCGTTGCTCGGCGAGGAATTTGGCCTTGGTACTCTTTTTCCTCCGACTTATAGTAAGAAGGGATTCGGAGCCGCCTTCGGTGAAGCACTTGGAGGAGGCCTTGGTAGCGGCCTCGCTAGTTTGGTTACAGGTTAGTAAGAGGAGTTGAGATATGGGAGCAAATCCACAGATTCAAGCTCTTCTTAAGAGAGGACTCCTTCCTCTTTTGCTGAAAAAGATGGGAGTTTCCATGCCGGGAGGTAGAGGTCAGCCTCCCGGCATGTCCCCTCAAGAGAGTACCCCTGCGTCAATGGGAGGCTCGCCTCAAAGTGGAGGTATGCCGTCAGGCGGTTCAGCAGGACCGTCTCCTAGTATTCAACCACCTTCAGGTGGAGGGCCTGGCCTCCCAGGAGCGGCTCCCATAGAGCAGCCTCATGAGCAGATTAACAGCCTTGCTCAGCTTATCCTCGGCTGGGATCAGCGAAAGCATGAGCGTAAAGCGGCAGAGATGCAGAATGTCTGGACCGACTTGATGGAGGCTATCGACGCGTCGAAGGATCCTCAACAAACGAAGGACGCTCAGCAGATGATTGATATCATCATGGAGCGTCATGGAAAGGATTTGGCGAAGTTCTTCAAAGGACGCTTTGAGCAAGCTCAAAAACAGAAAGAGTCCTCTTCGAAGAGTCAGAAACCTGATCCTGTTGGGCAAGGATTGGAAGGAGCACTTCAGGAGAAGCAGCAAGAAAGTCAAGCGACTTCACAATCTGGGCCTCCACAGTCTGGAGGCTACTATCTGCCAATGGCAGGGCCAGAACAACAGCTTAGGAGCATAGCTGATTCAGCAGAGCTCCAAGCTGCAAGGCAAGACCCTGCGCGCATGTTGAAGTCTCAGCTTACGTCAGGAGAGATGAGAGAAGCTGAGCTTGGAGCTGGGCCAGAGAAGGCTCGTGCTGAGCGTGAGAAGGCTCGTGCTGAGATTATTAAAGCCGGGAAGGAAGTTCAGAAAGCACAATACGAGTCAAAAAAGGCCGAAGCTGAGCTTCAGCTCAAGCTCACTGAAGAATCAACGGCCAAGGAAAAGGGAAAGATAGCTCTGGACACAGAGAAGGAGCGCTACCTCACGGCTCAGGCTAATAAAGACAAGGCAAACTTTCAAATGATGAGAGCAAAGCTTCTCGCTCAAGGAGCTACTCAGCCGAAGCTTACCCAAGCTCTTAAGCTTAAGCTCGATGCTGCTGAAAGTGCAAAGACCTTCATCGACGGAATTGTCGCTCAGGATCGCGACTTATCAGATAGCGACGTCCAAACACTTCAGAATTTGCTGAAGAATTCTGGAGCAATCAGCCTTGCCAACGGCATTCGAGCAACAAGCGCCTTCGGCTGGTTCAGGAAAGGCTCCGCTGACGCGAAGAGTCTGCAGAAAGCTTTCGACCTTCACTATGATGCTCTCAAAGCCTCTGTCGGAAAGGCAAAAGATACATCAGATATGTCTGATGACGAAACAGACGACGAGACAGATGATACCGCTACCGAACCTCAAAAGGGCGAGCCGATGGAAGGTGATATCGTCGACGGTTATTACTTCAAAGGAGGCGATCCCGGTAAAGAGGCTAATTACAGAAAAGCCACTCCTGAGGAGCTTGAGAAGTCAAAATCTAAAAAGAAGGATTAAATGGGCGGAACTCCTACAACTACACTCCCTTGGGAGCGCTTCGCTAAGAAACCTCCTGAACAAGATGCTATGCCGAAGCCTTGGGAGCGTTTTGCTCCAAAGACTGAGGCTCCTGCTCAGACTCCCGACACAACGAAGCCTTCAATGGCTCAGCATCCTTTCTACTCTGGTATAGCCGAAGGCTTCGGTTTTGACCCTGAGAAGCTCCATAAATACGGCTGGTCAGAGGCTCTTAAAGAGGGAGTTCAAAATCTTGGGAAATTCCAAGACTCAGTTCTTAAAGACCCCTTCAAAGTAGCAAATGCTATCGAGGGGATGGGTTCGCAAGCCGAAAAAGGCGCGAAGGAGATGTTTCATGGAGCGACGGGTCTAAGTCGCAAAGAGGGAGAAACAAAGCATATAATTCCTGGTCTTGATATTCGATATGATCCTATATCGAAAGACCCAATCGACTCTAAGGAATTCAAGCACGGAGCCGGCTTATTCCTAGCGACGCTTGGCCAAATCCTCGGTGGAGCTGAAGGAGCAGAAAAACTGAGTAAAAGCTCCGCTCGCGTAGATGGAGCTGTTAAGTCCGCTGCTGAGCTTGCTAAGGAAATTGGAGCCGATCCTGGCGAAGCTGCTCGGGTCGCGAACAACGCCTCAAACGGAGCGCCTTCGCGTTTTTTCAAACGTAAGGCATTTGAGGATCAATACGTTCATGCGAAGGGTCTCCAAATCGCCGAAAAGTTTGACAAAGCTGCAAGAGCTGTCGATCAGGAAGTAAAAGTACATGCCGAGAATCTATCTAAACAGATTGATACAGCTATTCCTTCTGGTGTCATTGACGCGACTGCCGAGGCTGATGTTATTCGTAAGGAGTTTTCTGAGCTTGTAAAAACACCTGTAACAACAAGCCCCGTTTTGGTTCAAATGCTTAAAGACGCAAAAAAGCCCCCCGGCATGTGGACGTTCGAAAAGACACGCCAATTTCGCTCTAGTGTTGGCCGAGCAATGGGCAAAGTCAGTGGACCACAATATGCTGTTCTGACTCGAGTCTATCGCGATTTAACAACCAAGCTCGCTGATGTTGCAAAGCAACATGGTCTTACAGACTCCTGGAATCAATACAACAAACTTGCTCATAAATACGATACTCAATTCGCGCGTTTAGTCGATGAGGTTCGTGACAATCTTAAAGAAGGAGGAACAGGAAAGAAAGTAGCTCGGTCTCTTCATGAAGATACTGCTCTGACTGGTGAGACTGTTAATAACCTCGCGAAATACGGCATCGACCGAGTTGAGGTCGCGAAGTTCATCAAAGACTCAAAGCGAATGCTCGATGCTCAAAAAGGCTGGAAAGGAACGATGTTTCGGATGGCTTATGGATCGCCGGCTGGCGTCCCTGTAATGCTCGCCGTACGCGAAGCAGGAGGTGGTTGGCTTCCTAGTGTAGCTGCAGGAGCTCTCGCGGGGTATGGAATGTCATATCTGACGCAAGTGGCTCGAGCGATGAAGCTTTCGCCTGAGGTCATTGATCATATATTGTCGGAGCGTGAGCTCCCTGGAAAGCTGGAACCTCCAACTGGAAAATTCCCGAAAGGAGGAGAAGGAGCTCCTGAGCTTACTGAGCCGAAAGAGCCGGGTGGTGAGCCTGAAGATGAGCGTATTAAGAGACTAGGAACTGGGTCGAAAGAAACACCAAAGGCTCCAACCGAAGATGAGTCTCCAGAAGAGAAGACACTTCGAGAGAGTAGAGAGCAAGGTAAGCGAATTTCAAAGCGAACTCCAAAACCAGTTGATATCGAGACTCCAGCGAAGCCTCTGCCGGGAAAGAAAGCAATGACTCCTGAAGAGGCTCGTGCAACAAGAGTTCCTGAAGGCCAACACGGAAAAGGTAAGCTCGCTCAGCAAGCTAAAGCTCGTGAGCGTATAAGCAAAGCCAGAGGCGAAGCCAAGCGTACTCGTGATGCAGAAATTGCTGAAGCGAATGCCAGAGCTCAAGCGACGGAGATGGATACATCGAAACTCCAAATTCCTGAGATGGAGGAGTTCCTTAATCAAGTAGAGCCTAAAGTTTTTAGAGCCTTACAAAAAGCAAGAAAGCTCAAGAAGTTCGCGGAGCAAGACTACGAGCCTTATCTTCGTGAAATGGTTTTGCGTGCCTATGAGAAAAGCGGAGGCAAATGAGTTTTCACAGGGACGCCTGTGAGAATACTGTTAGCTTTGTTAACAGTAACTTCTAGCAGCTAGGAGAACAAAATGGCAAATGGAAAGACAGCGCATGAAAATGTAGCTCAGGTTGCAGCTCAATGCAAGTCTCTCGAGACTTCGCCTTCATGCCACAGTGCAAGCTCACCAATTTATCACGGTGGGACTCGAGCTGTAGCGCATGGCTCGCATTCGGAGCACACTGGAAAGCTCGCACATGGCAAGACGACAAGACCGAAGCCTCGCGGCACGCCTCACCACATGGGGAAGAAAAACCTCATGGCTGGCAAGAGCCACGGTCGTTAGCCCTTCGGTAGCGAGTCGGCGATGCCTTCGAGCAGTTGCTGACTATTCGGGTTTTGTACTTTGAGCAGAGACTCGAACCGAGTTCCCGGCTGTTGTTTCAGCGTCATGTCGATGACTACTCGAATGACAGCCGGTGTAACTCCGTTAGGTGTGTGAATGCCGCCGCCTTCGACGGCAATCACTATCGCAAGCGGAGTGTTTTTGAAGTACACTGCAAGGACATCTCCTTTTTGAATTGGATTTCCGATTAGGTCTGTAGGGTCGTTAGGCTTCATTACGCTCCCTCACTTTCCATCTCCGGAGCATCGTCGTTGAGTACGGTAATAACTTCGTTATAGCCGATAGTTCGGCAGAGCGGCGTTCCTGAAAACTTCAAGAGATAGCCAGCGAATTGACTGAAGAGAATCTTATCACCAATCTCGATGTCGGATATGTCATCAGCCTTTCCGACGACAATTCCTGTAGTAGGCTTCCGCTTCGCAGTTTCGGGAACGATAATCATTCCTGAATATTTGAAGGGATTGATCTGAACGATCAAATGCTGATTCAAGACTCGCTTGAAAGGCCATTTGACTTTTACGGATTCCTCCCTCTGAATATCCTTATCAATCCTCTCCAACATATCTTTTGTGCTCACGACTTCTCCTTTCGAAGATCATCTCTGACGAACATCAAAATCTTTCCGAGCATGTTCAGACCGACTCCGTTTACAGTTCCCCAGAAAGTGTCACCCCACCAATTTCCCTCTTCGATGACCTGACTTCCTGTCGCAAGGAGTAGTCCTTTAAGTCTCGGATCTCGAAACTTTTGCATCACGAGGTCTCGCATTACCTCGATTTTTTTGGTTTCCCAATCGGTACGTATTCTTACAACTCTTCCCAATCTCTTCGCTTCAGAGGCTTTACAATAGAAAAACTTTTCTCTGTCCTGAGTGTTGAAGCATTTCGCGGCTTGGTAAGCATTCTCGACGGAGGGGTAAGTAACTCCCTCAAATGAAATAAAACACGACCAGAAATTCGACAGAAATCGATACTCACCTGTAAGTTCTGCAATCATGGCTTTGCGCTATCCCTCCAAGCGTATTCGATTGAATTACCTATTGAACGCTCGACGAGCATACCTGCCTCACGTAGCGTTACAATAATGACGTCAAGTTCGTTCGCCGTTATGTGTCTCCAGTTGTGTTGAAGAATCTCGCTCCGCTTGGCGAAGCCTTTCTTCTCTAAGAAACGCACGACTTTGTCTGTCGAGGTAGCGAGTGGACTTTCTCCTACAGAGCGAAAGACGACTTTTAAGTCATTAGAAACTTCTTCGGTTTTATCCATTGCAGTTTGGAAATCTTGCTCGTTAATCTCAAGCGAGTCCCCTCTCGACAGACTAAGACATTGTGCTAATTTAGTAGCGTTTGTCCATTTAGAGGCTTTGTACGCGGCAGTCGCTTCTTCATCGAATTCATCAGGCTCGCAGGAAAGGTAATAATTTTCAAACAAGACGCGTGCGCCAGAAGTAAAAGTAAACTCTCCCCTAAGCAGAGACATCTGGCGTAAGTCGTCAGCCAAAAGCGGAGTAGTATTGTAGCTACTAATTGGCCAAGGAACTTTCTTATCCTTCTTGGTAGCAAGCACGAAATTAACCCTACGAGTAAACCCACCACCGACAGCGTCACCAGGAATAGACTTCGTAAGCCACTCCTGAGCGCTTCCACCAAGGAGACCAAGGCAGGGAGAATTGATGTTAAATTCCCCTTTTCCTCTTGTTCCATATTGATAGACTCCTTCCTTGCTATCCCAAAGGTCAGTCAAAGCACTTAGTGAAAACTGCGAAGCTGTTATAAAAACTGACAGCTCTGATGATAATATAAGCGCCGCTGATTCAAGCCCGAGTTTCAAGACTTGCTGCTGTGTTCCATTACTTGAGCTCGGATGCATCTTTGGAAATCCTTTAGATAACTTCTCAAGAACATACTCCATCGTTATCCTATCCGACAGGATATTGACCGTTCCGGCTTCCTTCATCAAAGCGACCGCTGGGTGAATCGCAGCGCCTTTACCTATTCCTGGTCTACCTACTAAGACTATATAGAGGTTTGGATAGAGCTTGAACTTTCCTCTATCGACCCAGACATTTCGCTTGATTGACGCGCTAATGGCTGCGACGGCGCACCAGAAATGATACTTTGTCGGACTTTCTGTAACCGGGAGTATATCTCTGATATATTCTGTAATCCAGTCTCCTTGGATGGATCGAGGCATTTCTTTAAGTCTTTCATCGTATAGCCAATCTTGAAGTCGATTGGGATTTTGACCTCAAAGCCGTTGGGGAAGCGCATAGTACGATCGTAGGCTTGAAGCATCAACCTCATCTGGTCGATGACTACGCCGACGTCATCGTCCACTTCAGTGAGCATTGAGTCGTGACCGTCCATAAGAACACATCCTGGCTTCACGTTTTGACAATATAAAATGGCTAGACCGTTGTTATCGCCTATAGAGCTTTGTGGAATGTAAGCGTAGCCCTCTCGGAAAATCTTATTGTTATCCCCGTAAGGACGCAGCGAGTAGAACACACGCTCGCGACCAAGCGGGGTTCGAAGCATTCGCTTCGTACAAAGCTCATGTTCGACATATTTATGAAAGACTTTTCGTACTGCTGGTTCGGTTTGATGAAATTTGTCCAATACAGCCGCACAGAACTCCTTTGCCACTGGAAAACCTTCTTTCGCCATCTCTGTCGCCATCTTGTCCGGCTGCATTCCGTAGTTTCCTGCATGGCGAACCTTCTTTCCCATGTAGTATTCTAGACACTCTTTGTTGTTCGTTTTTTCGATTGGGAGGCCGAAGATTTGACTTGCAAGGACTGCATGTCGGCTAATGCCGCTTCGCATCGATTCTTCAAGCTCTCTGATGCCTTTTGTATCTCCTGAAACGTCTGCGATAATTCCTTGGACGATCCACTCTTCGGCCGAGGCTTGGTCACAGTAAACATAGATTTTTCCTCTCCTCGCGACAAAAATACCATGAAATCGTTCCCCCAAATCCGAATGTTTCGGTTGGTTTTGTCCGTTTGATCCAAAGCCAAGGAAATTTTTGCGAGAGGCTCTCCGGCCAGTGACCGTTCCGGTGACACTGTAACAGCTATAGAAAACGTTATCTCCGTAGCGTGCGTCGATATAGGTTCCGAGGATTTTGTTAAGCTCTCTAACTCTGAGGATGTGTTTGAGGACTTGGTTTCCTGTCGCGGCGAAAGCTTCGTTGAGGGAGTCTTCTCCTGTGGATTCTCTGTACTCGCCCTTGGCGTTCTTCGCCGTTTTGAGTTTAATTTTGAGCTCATTCTTCAGCACGTCCTTCAGCTGTGGGACTGAGTTAATGTTGAGTATTCCCTTGCTATCAATTTTGAGTTGCCCTGCCAGTTTATCAGCCATTTCTGCTGAATACGCGACAGCACGGCCTCCCAGCTCTTTAGAGATGGATACGCACCTTTCTCCCAATTCGCGTACAACGTCCGTACGAAGTTCTCCGAGACGTTGAGGATCGGTTTCGATCCCGCGTTTGTCGATGTAGTAGAAGGCTTTAGCGAGAGGCATCGCATAGTCTTTGTAAAACGACCTGAGGATTGGGTTATCATCCAGCTCATGTTGCATCTCCTCAAAAGCTTCAAGAGTTACTGCCGAGTCGAGGCAGTTGTATCTCTTAAGCTTCGACATTCCCTCTCGTAAGTTCCAGCCTTTTCCTTCGTCTTTCCAGTAGGGCTGTCTAGTGTATTGCATTCCTATAAAATCGAGCTTATGACTCATCTCAGGATGAAGAACATGGTGTAGCACAAGAGTGTCATCGCAAAGAGGGATACCACTGTGAAATCCCAAAGCCTCAACCCAATTCGCATCAAACGTTGTCCAGTTTTGACCAAGGATTCTCTTTCGAGCGAGGATAGCGTCGATGAGCCTCCAAGTGCGTCTAAGATTCGCAACTTGCCCGTCGAATAGAGAAACACTGATAGCACTAGAGCGATTAAATGAGAAACTAATACAAATTGGAACACGTCGAGCCAGAAGCTCAATGTCAGTACTAATGGGTCCGTCATGATTTAGACACTCCGTTAGGTAGTCCTCTATTTCTCCTTGACTGGGGTCGGCAATGAGCTGTCGGTCTGGCAAGGGTTGGTGTCTGGAATTTTTGAGCCAGAAGTCGAATTCTTCTTTAAGTCTTTGAAAAACGAACACAGAAACCGCGCGGTCACTCCATTCTCGAAGGATATATGCAGGGTGAAAGTTTCCCAAGACAATGTGCGGCCAGAGAAGCTCCTCCGACGTGAGGATAGAACCTCTCCATTTGCTAATTTTACTTGTTTTGTCTTTTGAATCGATTGTAGATTTGCAAAGAAGTTCAAGTGCTGTAGCTCCGAGAGGACAGATAAAAGACGGTCGATATTCTCGTAGCTCTTCAAAGAATTGCTCTCGAGATAAAGCGTAGCTGATTCCAGTTTCTTCGAATCGTTCGAGGTCATTGTCAGGAGGCCTCACTTTGTAGGGATTTGTGAAGCAGCAAAGTCTTGAGTCAATGGAGGCGTCGTTGAGCATTCGGTCTAATTCGCGACCCGAACTACCGACGAAAGGGACACCTGCTTGGTCCTCATCGGCGCCGGGAGCTTCGCCTATGAACCAAATCGGCGCGTGGGGGTCTCCACGGAAGCCGACGTATTTACGTCCAAGCTTCGAGCAGAGTTGCTTCAGTTCTAGGGTATGGGGTCCCATAAACTATGTGATATGTCTCCAAGTTATAATTTTTTGGACTATCTTTATGCCACGAGATTTGCATAACGTTGTCGTCGTGTCGGATTGCTACATATTGATAGTGGTTAGAGTGATTGTAGTTTACTCCCTCTGCGAGAATCTCTCCTTCCTGACGATTATATACTCTCATAAGCAATACTTCTCGTAAAGATCCCTCAACCAAAAAAGCTGCTTCCCTGAGCAACGGAGCGTACCGGCGTCTTTTCTATTCGTCATGTCGATGATGAAGCTACGCTCATGTAGTAGTAAAGGCTCGAGATTTGCATTCAGTTCATCGAGTAAGCGAATGGCCTCGTCATTTCGCTCGTCGATGCTGTTATGACCAGTCTCGTTAAATAAATCAGGCATGATGATTCTCCGGCTCCCACTCGATTATCGTGTTGCTTGTCGGATGGTCAGCGCAAGGTCGACATACGATGAAGCTTCCTTTCTTAATACCTCGTTGAGAACCAAGGACTCGTAAACACTCCGAACACTTCACGACGCCGTTGCCGAGCTGCTCTTCGTAGACGAGCCTGCTCAGCTTCTCTTCATAAGTCGACCAATCAACGCCGAGCGTTGAGGCCAAGATGCGCTCAATACCCGTAGCGAGGCAATGCTGGCGTCGATACGGCGCGTTGACATCGTCGCCCGGCTCGTTATCGGAGCCGACGTACTGTTTGTCGAACTTGTCGACAGATTCCTCAGTAACACCGTCGTGCATACATTGGAAGGCCTCAACGAGCTCATGTATAGCGACAAGAAGCTCAAAACGCCATGAACCAAGCTCGCTGACACGAATATTAACTGTACCGTCGTGTTTGTTCGTGAACCAATCTCCCACTGTTTCATATCTTTGCTGTTTGTGTGGAATCGTCATTATCGAGATTTTCATAGACCTCCTAATCTACCTCTGATGATGTTACAAGCAATTACGTCCTTTTCAAACAAAACGACCCTCCGGCCGCTCCGCAACGCGGCTTCGCCTGTCGTTCCTGAGCCTGCACAGAAATCTACGACTGTTCCACTAGGAACACATAAATCTTCGATGAGTTTTCGAATAAGAGCAATAGGTTTTTGAGCCTGGTAGAGCTTCTGTTCATTGGCACTCCGTGTGATAACGTTGTCAACTTGAATGACGTCGCGTTGAGAAGGACGGATTAGCTTCGGTTCTCCCTTGCGCGCGAGAAGAATCGGCTCATACGAGCGGCCGTATCTTGTATATGGTGTTGTATTGATAACGGTGTTCTTGACCCATATGAGCGGGACGATGTCGACGACAAAGCCGAAGCCGTCGAGTTGTTCGATGAGGTCTTCGTAGAGCACGAAGTCAAAGAAGAAGCAAGCGAATCTATCTGGTCGTAATACTCGATAACTTTGTTCGGCAAGGTGGGATAAGAGAACATTGGTTGGTACGAGGCTGTCTTGAAAAGGCTTCGCCAGCAGAACTTTGCTATTTGGACCCATGCCCGATGTATCGGCTCCGTACGGAGGGTCCACAATAACCAAGTCCATACTGTTGTCTTCGATATTGTTAGCATTGTTAACGAAATCTCCTTCGTAGAGTGTCCATTTTTGTTCTGTCTTTGGCGGATTCTTCTGAGCCATCTGCAACGCAGCAGCGACAGTTACAGCAAGCGTCGCCTGACGGCGAGCAGCTTCTTTTGTCTCCGCTTTGGCGAGCGCGGGAACGGCTTCGATAAGCTCGGCGAGCTCGACGTCTTTAGACGTCTGAGCATTACTTTCGCCCAACAGCGAAGCGAGCTTGTTAATCCCAAAACCAGAACTCGTGACTCCAAGTCCAACTGACTGCGAAGGACGGCCTGGTCCAGCGACTCCATGAATTTGTTGCATAATTTCAAGAATTCGCTTCTTCGCCAAGACTTCTTCTTGCCATGTGAGCTGCTTGCGCTTGACATTTTCTTCAATCTCCATCGCCTTGAGGCGTAGAGTATCTTGCTCGTCGTTATAGACGAAAGTCTTACCATGAACCAAAACGTTGAAACCCAAACGCTTGAGTGCGCGGAAACGTCGTTCGCCGGCGATGAGCTTATTTGTTCTATCAAGAACGATAGGCTGAATTAAGCCTACTTCACGAATCGAGTTGCAAAGCTCGTCGATGTCTCCGAGGTCAGTTCTGATGCGAGACTCTACGATGACTTCGTCAACAGTAAGACCTTCTGTAAGTTCGGACAAGGCGAACTCCTTAAAAATTCGAGTGCTATCACCATTTTGCACTCTTAAACTCGAAAGCCGAGGCACAGAGGCTCGGTGACGTGGGCCACCGAAGGTGTCGAGTTTTGCGTCTTTTTGTGAGACGCAAAGTCGTTAGCCGATCAGATTGTCTTTGTGCTTGTGAGAACAGCCGGGCAGCTTGCACACATAAAATTTAACTGCGTTCTTTACGCCGCCCTTTGTGTTATCAGTCTGGACGATGTAGCATTGTCCAATCTGACCGAGTAGAGGTCCAGTATACTGCCACTTCGAGGGATCATCCTCAGGACCGACGAAATCTCCGGGAAAGACGTAGTTGTCGCTGCTGTCTTTCTCCAAAGGAACTCCGAGCGCGTGGCAGAACTCAGGCCAAATCCACTCGCCTTTGGTGTTGAGGTTTTCGAAGATGATTCTGTCGTTGAACTCAGCACTGTTGATGATCTTCATCACAGGATTGAGGTTGACGGAACCACCCTTCTTCGCTGCGGCGGGTTTGAATCCGTCGAGCCTGAACGTGACCATCTGCTCAGGCATCGGTGGCGGTCCCTCGATGCGTTCTTTCGCTGCTTGTAAGCGAGGCATATTTTATTCTCCTTTTGAGTTTAGAGTTTAGGTTTTAGTTCTACGTTTGAAGGTAGACTCTTCGGCCCTGGAAGCGTAGCTCCTGAGGCCAGAAGCTTTTTCTCATGCTTGCGAATCATCGCTTCGATGTTCGGCTCTTCGATAGGGTCGAGACCCATCGTTGTAGCGCAGTCGAACTCATAGTTTGGCAGAGGGTAGACACGAGGAAGGTACGCTGCTTTGTTATTTACAACGCTCTGCGTTAATTTTACCCTCCACACCTCATTGAAGTATTTTATCAGACGCTGATAGCGTACAGGAAATACTCCGACTCGACCTGTAAAGCGTGGCTTCTCCGCTGTGGAGTCAGCTGATTCTTCAGAGGTTTCATGTAGGATGATAATCGTGTCGGTAGGCAAAGCAAGTAGTCGAAGAATCGCATTCTCAACCGAGATCATTTCAGCGTTCCAGGTGTCCCAACCGCCGGGTAAGAATACCTTCTGTGAGCCGATGTTAAGCTCACGTCTCAAATCCTTCGATGTGAACATTGCGTAACGCTGAAAGGCCATACCCATCGTTACGATGGAGTCGATTACTTGCGTACGGACAAAATTCTCAGGATGAGTCTTAAAGCCGAGGCGAGAAAGGCTTAACGACTCTTCGAGCTTGGCAATATTTGTCAGAAAATCTTGTGCTCCCGTCGGCTGAATCGGCCAGCCTGAGTCTACGTAGGATGCAACGTAGACTCCTTGAATACCCTGTAAAGCTTCGGCTCGATTATCGAAGTCGTGGAATAAGACAGGCTTTCGAGCCGTGGCTGCGAGGCGCGACTTACCGTTCTTCTCATGGCCTACGATAGCTAGCTTGAGTTTTGAGATGGGCGGTTCTTCAGACATCGTTCGTAGTTCTATTGGCATTGGGGCTATTCGTCTCCTTTTGTCTCTATTGAGTATGGCACCCAGGGTTTCTCTTCGATAAAATCGGCCATCAGAATAATGTCTCTTGCACTTGGAGTGGTGCTGTCCAACTTCTTAAAATCACAAGGTCTGTTGTAGAAGTTATCGCACGAAGTCTCCATCCAATTCCACTCACCTGTCGAGAGACAAGTGGCGATACGTGAGCACTTCGTTACGACTCCACGGCGCCATTCTTCGATTTCTTCTCGGCTATAGTTCGGATAAGCCCGAATAAAACGAGGACGTTTCTTTCCAGATCTTGGATTGTCACTTGGACGGCTTCTTGAGCAGATATTAATGACGCAACGGTCAACTCGGACTTTGTATCCAAGTTGCTGAGCAATAACCTCGCACGAATGCACATATCCTGGCATCTGTGTACTAGGTTTGTATCTTGTAATGGTAAGTCCGTCAATACGGGATACAGTCTTATGATCGACAGGAGTAAGTCTGTCGTTCTCAACAACGACCAAATCGGGCTTCCCAACCCAATATACGACCGCGTTTCGGGACTCTCCAAGAAACACCTCTCTCTTCAGGCCGAAGCCCTCTTCTACAGCCACGACTTTCCAGTTGTTTTTGTCAATAAGATATTGAGAATTGTAGTACTCATTAAGCATTAGAGCTGCACCGGCGATATCTCCAAAATCTTTGAACTTGTCTGGCTCTGCTAACGCACAAGCTTCGAGTTTGCAGTCGTACCATGCTTTTACAGTGAAATCAGTAATATCTTGAGTTGCGATTTCTCTCTTGTCACGGAGGAAATTATAAAACATCTCCATGACCTCAGACCACCACGAACCTATAGCCATTGGGAATGGCATCGTCGTTCCATAACCCTTCGGGCGAAGGTTCTTCACGTGTTTGAGGTAGAAATAACGTTCGCAATGAGTGAAGCTTCTCAGGAGCGAAGCATCTACAAAGAACTCATACTTACCATTGGGTAGAAGTCTGTAGAAGCTAAATGTCTTCTGATCACTCATTTTTCCTCTCACCTCCCGCTTTCGATGCGCGGCCCTTGGATCGCCAGCTTCCCCTGCCACTCCCCGGCCTCGGGGCTGTCGCAGAACGCCTGAGCCTCTTCCCTGGTCAGGAATTGCAGGTCAGGGAACGGCGAGACGTAGCGGTTGGACCTGAGGATGACGTGGTAAGTCTGCTCTTGTGTCGTTTGGTTCGTCATGGCTGCTCCTTGCGTGTCCTCTTTGGGGAACGATAGCGAATGCCGATTTTCTTTTGCGCCCGCCCTAAGGCGCGATAGAGCACCTTGCCTTGTTTGGGGTATTGGGATTCACAAAATGCGGTAAACAATTCGCTGTTCTCAAGGGCCATTGAGATGGCGAGATTCACGGACTCGGTTTCATTCCAGCGAGGCAACTTCAGCCTTGCTGTAGCCTTATCCATGAAAGCCAAGTCTCCAACCAACGCAGTTAAGTGATTCAGCCCTTTGTCGCTCATGTTGTCCCTTTCCCGCACGCGGCCTCTCGCTTCAGCATTTCTACCGCCGTTCCCAATGTCGCCAGCCAGCTAGAAACGAACTTGCTAATTTCATCCTGCGTGGCGGTGATGGGCAGGGCGATACGCGCATCGAAGCTACCATCGGTTACCTTCACGGAAAGTTCAATTTGAGGCTCACTCATAATTTCCCTTTCCCGCACGCGGCTTGTAGCTCGGCCTCGATTTCGAGTATGCGCTTTCGTAACCTTATTGCCTTGCACTCGATAAAATCCCTGCCTTCTGGGTAAGGCTTGTGCCAGAAAGGTAGTTCATTGAATGGTTGCACATCGAAACCTTTAGCACACCAAAAACAGAAGTCTTTGCATCGCTCACGAAGCTCCTCCAACTGCACTTGCTGCCCGAAGGCGAGGATGCTAGAGGTCAGCAAATCCTGAATCTCTTTTTCTGTTTGCTTGGTCGTCTTACTGCCTTCTTGCATCCAGCGAGCGAGGATGCGCGAACGTTCGGTTTCCAGCTTCAGCGCCAGTTCGTCTGCGGCCTTCGATAGGTCGGTCATGGCTTCCTCCTCCAGCTAGCTCGCGTTTGCCACCCGAAGCACCAGAACGCCGCTAACAGAAGCAAAAGTTGCACGTTGCTCACTTCCCACCTCCCAACAGCGCGAGCACGTCACCAATCGCAGCGCTGTATCCATACTCCCAAGCAGAATCGCTACTGGTTACACGAGTATCGCGCAGCCCTTCCACCTTTTCGCGCAGCCCTGCCAACGGGTCGGGCGCACGCACAGGTTCTCTATTCTCAACTACCGCCCGCTCAGGCTCGGTCAACTCTCCACCCCAGCCCGAAAAACAGAAGCTATCATCACGCCCAGTGATTTCCCGATACGCCTCTCTTACAGCCATGCGCATTGGGAAGTCGGCCCCACGATATTCACCGTTCGGGCCGCGCAGGTCCGCCTCGTCACACTCACCGATTTTGCAAGTCCATATTTTGCTCATTGTCCCTCGCTGCGCTTCCAGTAATGGCCACCTTCATGTCCCTTGTCTAAATGACATCTGTTCCCGCCGTCAAATCCGCCAAAGTAGAAGTTGCAGCGCGTGTCTGGCTCGCTCGGCGGGAGCGCGGCTAGGGCTTCCCGTACCTCCTTAGCCGCTTCGTAACAGGCAACACAATCGTGTTGGTTCTTGTCGTGCTGGTACCCGCTAATGAAGCGGCTAGACATCAGTCTCGCGCTTTCCCGCAGCCTCTTCATCAGGTTTCCCGCAGAGCGTATGCCCGATTCCTCTGCGGTGGTGGCGCTCCGTTCATTTTCCGGGCACGGAACATCTTTGGTGCTGCGTTGGAATGCGGCCAGGGCTGCTTCTGCTTTTTGTGCTCGACACATCCAATTCCATGCGCACAGTTCAGAATTCTTCAAAGCAGGATTGGCGTCTGGACCGTAGCTCTTATCCCATTCTTCTGGAGACTGCGGAATATCCCAATGCCATTCGGCGAAAAGTTTCTCCCGCCATTGCCTCTCCATCGCGGCAGGCTGAGCGGTAAAATGTGTCTCTAAATTGCGAATTATATCGTGTCGTATGTGCAGCGGAATCCACGAAAGGTCTAGAACTGCCTTTTTCCAGCCGCTCGGCTCGCCTGCCACGGCAGGGGCGCTGGCGGCTTCAAATGCGGCTTTACAGAATTTGACAATCGCAGCCTGTTCGCGAATAGTGAAGTGTTCTAAGTCATCTGCCAGTTGGCCTTCGATGCTTATAGAATTCCACCACTGGTCAAATTCGCGCTCGCCCTGCGTGTCTCTCATGACTTCGCCTTCCCAAGCTGTGCTTTCAGCGCGACAGCTTGCTCATAGGTGATGTTTGCAAGCTTCATGAGTGCAGCTATGTCGGCTGGAATTGTCTTGCCTACGGCAGAATGTTTCTTCGCGTTAAGGCGAATCTGCCCCTGCTTCTCAAGCTTCTCACGACGTTTTATCGCTGCGACATGTCGGCTGTGAGCCCTGTAGTCACGCTCAAATTCATGAGCCGCAAGCGATATCTGAGTGTAATCGGCTGTTCGGATTGCTTCGGTGAGCTTGCCTTGCAGGTCAGCTATTCGTTTGTCGAGTTCGATATCGGAGAGGTCTTTTATGAGGAGTAAATGATTAGGCCAACCTTCGCCTATTAACCGTATGTGACGACCTTTATGCGTTGCGCCTTCGTCATCGACGAGAGGCTTACTCTCGACGCCAAATTCATGAGTGATACAAAAGTGTTTGGAACAAAACTCCTGACCACAATGCGTGCAAATCCTCGACGCCGGCTGTTGACACGTTACGCAGAAACTATTGTTAACAATGTTAGCAGTTGCGTCAGCAATGCTTTGCTCCTCCGCTATCGCGTCGAGATCCTCTGCGGAGGGTAGTCCATCTTCGTGCTCTTGCATTTGTGCCTCTTTGAGTGGCTTGCCTCCACTTTTGAGCCTTCTCTTTTAGAGGTACTCTCAAAAGCGCTGTAGCCTCCACTCTTGGATTTACAGTTCGACGTAGTTGGAAGCTACGCCGATGTTTTGCCAGACAGACGTTCAAGTTCCCTGAGGAGGTCCGTCTTCTTTTCCTCATTTGTCTTAAGCGACGCCAGTCTGCTGTTGATTTCGCGGATTCGAGCTTGACGAGCATCTTCGCCGCGAACACCAATCTCGCGACGAATTGTACTAGTCTGTATACTAACCCATTCGGGCTCGTCGAGACGAAGCGTCTCGTACTCGCTACGAAGCTGACGAGCAAAGGCGCTCAGTTCAACAAGTTCGTCGAATGTTGCTCCGTCGACACTAAAGTTCATGAACTTATCAAGCTGTGACATATTTCACCTCCTTTTCTTTTGAAGCACTGACGTTCTTGAGAACGTCTTTCAAAGACAAAAGCTTCGTTGACATGATTTCATCAACGAGTGAGTAGCGGTTGCTTCGCATCGTTTTGACGAGATTGGGCAAAGAGTAGTAATCCGGTGTATATCCAAGGTCAAAGACCTGAATGTCGTGTCTCCGAACGAACTGTTCGTAGTACATTTCATTATCCTGACCGTGAACACGGTACAAATACACCGGAACTTCTTTGCCGAACTGCTCGCTGTAACGAGCATAAACAGGCCAAAATTCGGGAGCGACGTTTTCACAGCCGTCGCTTACGATAGCGATGCCGTCGATTTCCTCCTTGACTTCGAGCATCCGTAGGAGACCACAGCCGATCGACGTACCGCCAGCAGCTTGAATATGTTGAGTCGCTTTGCGAATTACATCGAGAGAACAGCCCGTAACGTCGATTGTTATTGGCATAGTATCGAAGAAAATGAGCCAGACTTTGCCCTTAACGAGCTTGGCTAGCGTTCCGGCAACGAGCTTCGCTGCTTCGATGCTTTGAGTCATTGAGCCTGACTTATCTGCTAAGACAAGCCAATTTCCCTCCACAGAAATAGAGTCAATCTGCTTCTCTTGAACAGCTTCAAGCTTCGCTTTGAGCGAGGAGTCAGATACCGCGCTCGCGGCTTCAGTGGTTTTAAGAACATTTGCTTTACTCTTTGAAGCTTCGCCAAGCTTCGTCTCGAGCATTCCGCGCAGAGCAGGATGTGTCTTTGCACCGAGGCGTTCGAGCATTTTCATATTCGTAACGAGTTCTGTCGGAGACATCCTACTCATGAGGGCAAGCACGAGATCAGGCTCTTTGACCTTCTTACCAAGAGCTCCCATTGCAATCAAGAAGGGAATCTTGCGCGTTAGGATTGTTCCGGCGGCTTCGGTCGGAGACATATCCTTGAGCTGTTTCACAGCGGTAAAGATACTCCCCGGCAGATAATTCTTGTCGAATAGAATCTCATTGACGAAGAAAGCAGGCTTCGTGTGCGTCAGTGCATAAAGCTCCTTGAGCACCGCTCGATGTTGGATAGCGATGGATTCCCAATAGCCGAGAGCTTCGAGCTCTCGCAAATATAGGGAAGCGAATGCACGAAGCTTACGCATCCGATTCGGTATACGAAGCTCAAGACCAAAGCGATACGCTCGCAAGAACTCACGAGGATTTAGCTTTGCTAGGTGAGCAAAGCTATTCTCGACAAGGTCGTTAGGCATTGAGGTAAGCGAGATGATAGGCAACGCGACCTTCGCATCGCGAACCTGCCCTTTCAGTGCATCCCAAGCAATAAGGTGAGCGAAGAACTCAGGCTCAAGCCTCGCTGCTTGAGTACCTACGTCGAGATATTCTGTGAGTTTTCCGTGCGGACTGCGGGAGAGTTCAGCGACGATCTTCTGCTTCGTTAGGGCTGTCGATTCCATTCTGTGCCTCTTTGCTTCGCAATCTAACTTACTAAATGACGTCGAGTCGTCTCAGCTCATTTTTGCGTGTTACCATTACACTACGAAGCTCAGGAGGTGCGCCCTACCTTCGCCTCGGCGGGATTCGAACCCGCATTTCACGATCCATAGTCGTGTAAGCTGTTACAGTAGACGTCAATGTCAATGGTGGCGAGTCGTTTAGCTTTGTTTTGGCTGTCACAGTTGGATTTGAACCAACGACCTACAGGGTATTAACCTGTTGCTCTACCAGATTGAGCTATGTGTCATGTAAGCTAATCAGTAGCCACCAAACTCGTCTTTGTTCTTAATTTCCTCCCTTGAGATTTGAACTTCCAAAGCTTTTCTCTCGTATAGGAGCGTATAAGCTCCCGCAAAACCTTTGAAACCTCACCATAGTGGGGATGTAGCCGTTTTAGGTCTCCCCAGAGGTCTTTGTCAATCCAGCACGTCACAACGACTTGGTTTGGTGAGGCTGCCACGGTTAGTAACTTTAGCATGGCAGGCTGGCCGAGTCAAGGTGTAACCCCTGTGTTTACAATAGGTTACGTAGTGGCAAACAAAAAGCGAAAGGCAGTTACTAACTATACTCTAAGCCGCAAAAGGCGAAGCTTTGTGTTATACTCAAAATAAACGCTTCAGAAGAGTTCCTATACAGTAGAAAAACAGCAAAATACAAAAGACACAACCACTGAATAAAAAGCCTAATCCAACTCGTGTAGACTGTCGATGAGCGAATTTGTATAGTGAAGGTGGGTCTGGATACAAAACTCTTCCTACGAGCCAGCACCATGTAAGAAAAATTCCTATAACAAGGGCTCCTAGAGCTATATTGAGTAGTATGATTCTCATGTCATCTCCTCTGCAAAGCGAAGTCTATTGCAGCCTGAACATCTGATGCCGTACAGAACGGAGCATGTATTCGCACAAGACCGGGTCGATTTGGGTTGATAAAAAGCATATCTCCGCGGGTGAGGAGATGCTCAGCTCCCCCTGTATCAAGAACGACCCTGCTATCTGTCTGACTCGGTAGTCGGAAAGCCAAGCGAGCAGGGAAGTTTGATTTGATATCACCTTCCAAGAGTTTAGCGCTTGGCCGCTGAGTCGCGAGGATAAGGTGAATGCCTGAAGCCCGAGCCTTCGAAGCAAGCTTCGAAAGCTTTCTCGAGGCAATCTCTCCAGCACGAGAAGTTCGCATGTCGCCGTTGTCTTTGAAGCCCTTCTCGGGGTCTTCGACGACACGCTTGTCGCTAAGCAAATCTGCGAACTCGTCGATAATAAGAGCCACGTATGGGAGACGAGTCGTTGAGCCTTGACGCTTGGCGTTGTATTCGGTGATGTTTTTGACGTTATCTTTAGCATAGAGTTGATACCTGCGGTTCATCTCGTCGATAAGCTCATCCATACGGATATGGGTCATATCGACACTCGTAGCTATAAGGCTACGCAAGTGAGGAGCTTTCGAGAATTGCGAGAACTCAACGCCTTCTTTAATGTCGCAGAGTACTAGCTCTACGTCGGCTTTGTCGTAGTTCAGAATAGTTGAGCCTATCAGTGAGTTCAGAAGAGTTGACTTGCCTCCTCCTGTCGAGCCTGCTATCAGCAGATGAGGTAAAGAGGGTAAATCCTCAATGACGGTCTTGCCAAGATAGTCTATGCCTAGAAGCAAACCGATCTTGTACTTCGTTTTGTCGATAGTACAGAGGTTGAACCATTTGACATCCTGTCTCGTCTTATTAGGTACAAAAACGCCGACAGCAGATTCGCCCGGCATCCTTTTGGCAATTATATCTTCAGCTCCAAGAACGACTGCAAAGTCCTGTGACAGACTTTCGATCTGAGAAACTTTTGTGCTTCCCTCTGGAAAGAATCGATAGACTGTGACAATCGGTCCTACCGATACTTGAGTGAGAGGACGAGCTTTTAGTCCTAACTCGACCATCTTTGCGGTTAAGACAGTAATTACGTTCTTCTGTTCTTGCGTCAGCTCTTGCATCCTTGAACCTCCGCAAGCCGTTTTATTGCTCTTTCTGAACGACGTTGTTTGGTCGCTTGTATTGAGAGGAACCTTCCGTCTTTCATCCTCGGGCCGATTTTGTTGTTTAGAACACGAGCATACTTTCCAATGTTCTTTCCTCTCGAGATCTCTCTTTTAGTGTGACAAGACTTACAGACGGGATGGACTTTCCTCCAGTCGAGGTATCCATCGTAATGGTCATACTCTTCGGCTTGCTTCCCACAATCTTTGCAGGGAAAATTCCTTGCTGGAGGAAGATATCTGCGAACGTTCTGGTAGGCAGCTCCTCTACTGAAAGGATTTCCTCTACTCATCGAATCTCCTTCGCTCCCAACTGCTCCGCTGTAAGCGAGCCGTCTGTAAGCATGGCTCGGAAGCCGGGTGTCAAATAACCAAAATTGGCTGCGAAGGAGCTTACATCGGTAAACTTCATGAAGATACCGCCAGTTTCTTTAGCGATACGACGAAGCAAAGCCTCACCGCCACTGTCGTTAGAGATGTGAACGCAGTCGATAGGAATACCAAGCTGTTTGTATTTGAAGAGAATATCGTCTGTTGGACAATTACCGACTTCTCCATCGAGGTCGTCTGAGTAGTTACGACGATTCCAGTCGGTAGCCTCGCCATCGCTTACGATAACCCCGCGTGTCATCTTGAACTTCTCCAAGCTACGCTCGACGCAGGCGCGCATTGGAGTGTTGCCTGAAGCGTCGAGTCCGAAGCTACTAGCTGACAAGACAGCTAAGTTGTTCGTTAGAGGTATTGAGATACTTGGAGGAAAGGTCTCAATAGCGATAGCTGTATTGCTGAAGTCGCATCGTTGAACGAAGTTCTCAAGAGCTTGCTTAAGCAGCTCAATACGTGTGCTGTCGCTACCGCTACGCGAAGCCTCGTAGGTGTTCATGCTCGATGATTTGTCAAGCATGAGGCAGATACGATGCGGTAGCGTCTCGATATCAACTACGTTCTGTCGAACGCGGTCTTGAAACGAAGTTCGCGAAGCTGAAAGCTTACCTCCTTTGAGCAGAGCGGTCTGCTCGGGTTTTTTCACTACTTCGTTTGACATAGCTTTCTCCTTTCAGTCTCCGATGATGATATTGTGCTCACAATAAAAATCCGCTGTTCCGTCGACGCAACGAAACATCCGTCCCGGATTGTCTACTCCTGCAAAGAGGCAGGGCTTTGAGCTAAGCTGCTCTGTATCGATTTTTGTCGTCCTTCCTTCTTTCCAACTTGCCCATCCGGGAATTCGTGCTTGAGGAAAACACCACTCAGTTGGTGGTTTAATCTTAACTGTAATTATCATCTCTTGTAAAACTCTCCTTTAAGCCTTGACCAAAGCTCATTCAACCGAGCCATCTTCGATGGATCGCCTCCGTGGTCGGGATGAAATGCTAGAGAGGCTTTGCGATAGGCTTTCTTTGCACTTACGTAGGAGAAGGATGCGTCTTTGTCTCCTACGAGAGCTACAAACTCGTTTACGACTTGCTGGATTGGCGTCGACGGGAGTGTCAGTGGGGCTTGTTGTTGAGCTTGCTCGACGACTGTCTTGCTCGTGAAGCTGACGCTTCCAATTCCGTAGACAGCTCCGACAAAGCCTCGAACGGCTTCGCCATATTGCTCTTTCATGTACCAAAAGTTTGTTTTTGGGTCGTAGTCTCGATCACCTGAAGGTATTGAGCTCTTCAGCAAAGCGACGACAGTCTTGAGGTTTTTATCTGGAACGAGCGTCAGGATGTAGGAGCCTGTTTGGACGTCCCACCAGATTCTACAGCGAATCGCCATTCGTCACCACTTTCTTGGTCTGCTGTTCAAAGTATTGCCTCTTGGCGGTCAAATAGCTCTGGATGCGGATGTTCCATGTTCGTGTCTCCTTAGCGTTCTACTCTGCCTACCGACTTCTTTCACCAGAGGTGCCTCACTGAGCGCGACTCAGTGTGAATCTATGAGGCGAGTCTGACGCAGATGCTCTTTCGAGTCTCAGAGTAGAACGCTAAAAAGACAAAAAGGCGACCTTCGGCGCTATGTCATTAGGAGACCGAAGGTCGCTCCCCGCAACACACCTCCGTTGGAAGCGGAGGGAATTCATTGAGCCAGCTTCACCGCACTGGCTCAGAATCTGCTAAGCAGATAGCGGTTAGTAGCACTCATCCGGTCGCGTTCTAGAGTGAAGAAACTAAGCCGGAATCGTACTAACGTCGTTAGGCCGTCGTCGCAGCCTGCGCTTGAATGCTTGCAAGAGCAGCGCGAAGCTGATCGGCTGTGATTTTGATACCGCCTTTGGCAAGAATCGAGAGCGCCTTCTCCTCGGGAGACATCTTCGCACGCTCTTGC